TGAGTCTTGTAAGATTTAAGACAAATAATGAGGAGAGACCAGTGGTCGATTCTATGACCGTGTTCAATGCAGAAGAGGTAGACACTAAAAAGCAACCAATGTTCTTTGGAAAACCATTAGGTATTCAGAGATACGATTCTTACAAGTATCCAATTTTTGATAAACTTACAACGCAACAACTGGGATATTTCTGGAGACCCGAAGAGGTATCCCTCCAGAAAGACCGTGCGGACTATCAGACACTACGCCCTGAGCAAAAGCACATTTTTACCAGCAATCTTAAGTACCAGATCATGCTGGATTCTGTACAAGGGCGTGGTCCTGGGATGGCTTTTATACCTTATTGCAGTCTACCCGAGTTAGAGGCATGTATGGAGGTCTGGGGGTTCATGGAGATGATCCACAGTCGTTCATATACTCATATTATTAAGAACGTTTATTCAGACCCTTCAGATGTGTTTGATCACATTCTGAATGATGAACGAATTGTTGAACGTGCGATGAGTGTGACCGAAGCATATAATGATTTTATTAATGCAGCACATCATTATGATAGTACTAGTGATTGGCAACACGCATTAGAAGGAGTTCCTTATGCACAAGTTTCAAGATATGAACTCAAACGCAAACTCTTCAAAGCAGTTGCGAATGTTAATATCCTTGAAGGTATCCGATTTTATGTATCATTTGCTTGCAGTTTTGCTTTTGGTGAACTCAAACTTATGGAAGGAAGTGCAAAGATCATCTCACTGATTGCCAGAGATGAGAATCAACACCTTGCCATTACTCAGAATATTCTGAAGAAGTGGAGAGAAGGTGATGATCCTGAGATGAAGAAAATCTTCCAAGAGGAAGAGCAATGGTTGATCAATACTTTTGAAAATTGTGTCAACCAAGAAAAACTTTGGGCAGAGTATCTGTTCAAGGATGGTTCGATGATTGGTCTCAATGATAAATTGCTTCAGCAATATGTGGAATGGATTGCCAATCGTAGAATGAAATCAATTGGACTGAAACCGATCTATGACATACCCGCAAAGAATAACCCACTCCCCTGGACGGAACATTGGATTTCGTCGAAGGGTCTCCAAGTTGCTCCTCAAGAAACAGAAGTTGAATCCTACATCGTCGGAGGAATCAAGCAAGATGTTACCGAAGATACGTTTGCAGGGTTCTCCCTGTAAAGGAAATTGTAAGTGCAACTGTGTAAAAACTGAAGATGCATTAGAAATGTATAGAGAAGCAGCAAAATCTGATGCTTTTCTATTTGGTGATTATGATGGGTATAAAGCATTTGAAAATTTAGATCAAGAGGACTCCTAAGGGAGTCCTTTTTTTTATAAATATCCTTATAAAGGGTAATTTAGAATTAAAATGAAAGCTTTATCGCAGTCTGATTATGGACTAATTCGAAGTTTATATCAGGATGTTTATGCTCCTGATATTGCAGAAAGTATTTTAGATGAATTTACTGATGAAGATCTTGATGATCTTACAGATGAATATATCGAAGAACAAGTAATAGAATTCTTCGAAGAGTGCTTGGAAGAAGGATTAGATATTGATATTGTAGAGCAAATGATTTGTGAGTCGGTTGATACTGAGTTAGAAGTTCTTACTGAGAAAGTTGATCCTAACGAAATACAACGTAGAAGAGATCAGTCAAAAGATAGACTTGCTACTGGAAAAGCAATGAAGTCTGCGGCATCTAAACCTAAAGAAAGTTCAGGTGGGGACAGAGATGCTGGTGCAATGGCCAGAGCAAAACTCAAAGTATCTAAGCAAAAAGTTGGAAGTGCTTCTCCTGAAAAGAAAGCATCGGCACTCTCAAGAATCAAAGGTGCAGTCAAGAAAGTGGGTAAGGCAGCACAAGGTGGTGTAGGTCTTGCCGCAAGAGCAGTAGGAACCGCACAAAGAGCAGGTAGCGCAGTCAAGAGTGCTGCTAAAAAAGGATATGAGAGAGGAAGACAAGGATCTGGTGGAAGTTCTTCTAGTTCTTCTGATAGTGGAAGTTCTTCTAGTTCTTCTGATAGTGGCAGTTCTTCATCATCAGGCACTGGACCATCTTCTAGTTCTTCTAGTGGTGGTGGATCGTCTTCTGCGGCACCTAGAAAGAGAAAGGATGGTCTTCTGAAAAGAGGACTTAAGAAGGTCGTTAGAGGCATTAGCAAGGGTGTTTCTGCTGCTGCTGGTGCAGTCAAGGCAGGTGCCGATTCTCTTACAGATAGAGCAAGGAAAGAAGACATGAATTACAACAAAGAGTTAGCAACAATCAAAGAACTTTATAGTCAAGTTTGTGATAATCAAAATGAAGAAGTTGAAGAGTATATTGATTTCCTTATTACTGAAGGATATGATTGCTCTGACCTTACCTGGAATGATATGTATGAGGAGTATCAATCTTTAGATGAAGGTTTACGTTCTGCAGTAAAGAGACTTCTTGGTGGGAAAAAGAAAGAAGAACCAGCAAAACCAATGAGCAGAGGTGACGAACTTCGTAAGAAGTATAATGTTGGTCCAGAAAGGTCTGATACTTCTGCTAAAGCTCAAATTCTTAAGAAGACCCGTGCAAAAGCAGAGAGTGATCAAAAAGAATTTGGTGGTTCACGTTATTCTAAAGGTGTTGCAGATAGATCAAAAGCAGCACATGAACGTCAATTGAAAGGTGGTTATAGTAAGTATGGTGCTGATGATGCGAGAGGTAGTGGTAACAAAGCCCGCAAACGTGCCGCAGCTTTAACTAAAGAAGAACTTGAGCAGATTGATGAAATGGGTAAGAGTGACGCTGGTGTCCGTAGTAGAATGAAAATTTCTGGCTATGAGCCACCTACCAACTGGGATCCTGAAGCAAACAGAGGTAAAGGTGCTACCGTAAGTCCTAAGCAAGCAGAGAAGCGTCGTCGTAAGTCACTTCGTCAAGAAGAACTCGAAGCAACTGGTCTCTTTACTGTGAAGGAGATTGAGGCACTTGTAGAGTCAGAAAATGTTGATGAAGCAATGAGTTCTTATGATCGCAATCGTAAGAGAGCAGCACAAAGAGCAGCAGACAGAAATGCTGCGAGAGCTGCCGGTAAGACTGGTGTAGTTCCTGGTGTTGGTTATGTAACCCCTAGAAGGGAGAAAGAAACTTATACTGACGAGAAAGGAACCGTCCGTCATAAGTCTGGTGCTAAGAATGAAGAATTTGAATTAGATGAGAACCGTCGTGCTGCCCGTGCTGCTGGTGGTTACAAAGATGACTCTAAGAAGCAAACTGATCCTTCCAAGGCAGGTTTCACTGGTATTTCTAATAATATCGCAGACATCATGAGGCAGAACAAAGAGATTGAAGCACGTAAGAAAAAGTGATATAAAACTTACATAATATTCTAAGGGGGCTTGACAAGTCTCCTTTTTTTATGTAGACTAGGTTTGTCCCCGTTAAAGATAAATAATAGCTCATTGAATTCTATAAGATGAGCTATGAGAATTCTTGGATATACAATAATGAACCTTTTGACTCTGATGCTATTGGGAACTACTTTGGTTTTGTTTATCTCATTACCAATAAGACCACCGGTAGAAAATACCTTGGAAGGAAATACTTTTGGTCGTTCAGAACTCCACCAGGAAAAAAGAGAAAAGTAAAACAAGAATCTGATTGGAAGAAGTATTATGGTTCTTGTCCTGAGTTAAAGGAAGATATAAAAAAATACGGCAAAGAGTTCTTCAGTAGAGTAATACTAAGTCTTCATGAGAAGAAGGGAGATTGTAACTTTGAGGAGACTAAGCAGTTGTTTCTAAATAATGTGCTATCGGAAGCACTTGACAACGGAGCACCGGCATACTATAATAGCAACATTCTCGGCCGTTACATGCGGAAAGATTATGGAAATTTTGGAAAAGACTCTGCAAGTAACCCATGAGTGGGCAGTTGACAGAATGCACATCCTCTGTGACATGAAGACGGATGATATGCTAAAATCTGTAGAAGATGCTCATGCGATCCAGTCAGAGTTTGCCGAATGGTTAGACCCTAATCTTGAGGATCATGAAATTTACTCACTCGAATATCTTGGAGACGATGATTAAAGCACTTTTTGGAATTGGAGTTCTTGCAAGTGTAGTTGCAATCCCTTCCCCAGAACCTGAACAAATCAAAGCAAAATTAGAACCAGAACCTGTAGAAGAAATTATTATAGAGGAAGAGACTTGGAAGTGTCCTAGTTGTACTCCCAATGAACAAGTTGTTCTAGCAGCACTACAGGAGCACACAAAGATCTCTGATCGTAATGCTCTTGCTACAATCATGGGAAACATTCAGCAAGAATCTAAATTCATTGCTAATATCTGTGAGGGTGGTGCTCGTGTTACTTATGAAAATTGTTTGAGAGGTGGTTATGGATTAATTCAGTGGACTTCTATCAATCGATATAGAGGACTTGGAAACTTTGCAGTGAAGTATGATTGCAATCCAAGTGAATTAGATTGTCAGGTCCGTTGGATGATTAATGAACCTATCTTCCAAAGAGTTCTTCCACAATTTGAAGGTGGTGGACAAACGGTATCTTATTACATGAGACCCGCATACTATTGGTTAGGATGGGGTATTAAAGGCAATAGGGAACTTTATGCATATGACTACACTAAGAAAATGGTATGGGCATGATTTTAAAAGCAATTAAAAAAATAATTCATAAGACAATTCCTGCTCCAAAGTATTTGAAAGATGATCCTTGGTTTGGTCCGGCAGTCTTATCCGAACCTCAAATGACTGTCAAAGAAGCATATGAACATGCAGTATCTGATAATCAATTATTACCTGAAGATGATACAGTAGAACCAAAAAACATTCATGAGGTAATATATAATATTGCTACTAGTCATGGAAAAACTACAACTCAACTCGATCCAATACCTCAGTTAAAAGAACCTCAATTTAGTGGAGGATCTGAGAACTTTCAGGAAGGTTGGCAATCTGGAACTGGTTGGGAGCAATTTAGATGATTGACGATTGGCGTTATAGTGAACAGAAGTTGAATCTCCGTGAGTCTGCACTTAAAGTTCTTCTCACTAAATATGGTGGTCAACTAAAAGACTCATTACCTGAATATAGTAACCAATCAATGTATGAATGTACTCATGATTGGGTATCGCAAGGTAATGTAAATACTAATGGCATTATTAAATATTTTGAGGAATATTATAGATGAAAAAAATTATTGCAAGTTTACTGGCATCTGCGGCATTAACTACTCCTGTTTTTGCAGATCCACTTAAAGAAAGTGAATACTTCACTATGCATTCTATGGGATGTATGCTTTTACAAGAGTGTACAGATGAAGTAGAACAAGTTTATAGTATCCTTGATATTTCTAGTCAATATCCCGATACTGATTCTTTTTATTCTGTTGCTACTGAATTTAACAATATGCTTAATTCTCTTAACATGATCGGGGTTAAGGTGTTTCTAGCAGATCAAAAATATTTTCCTGTATCTCATAGAGGTGTTTATCATACTGTAAGTAATAATTTTTTCTTGAATAAAGCATTCATGGGTCGTCCGAATGTATTGATGAGTGTAATGCGACATGAAGGATGGCACGCGGCACAGGACTGTATGGCAGGAACGATTGATAATAGTATGATTGCTATTATTAAACCTGAAGATGAAGTTCCACCATTGTGGCGTGAGATGGTAGAACGTACTTATCCTAAGTCTGCAGTACCTTGGGAAGCAGAAGCAACATGGGCAGGTAAGACAGAAGGAATGACCTCTAATGCACTTGCGGCATGTGCTGATGGTAATATGTGGGAAGTGTATGAACCCACTCCTCTTACCCGTGAATACTTAGTCAAAGAAGGTTACATTACTAAATAATAACATCCTAAACAGGAAACCAGCCAAGAAGAGTTCTGTGAAACCTCTTGTGTTATAATGGTGAACTCTTTGTTGGATAAAGAATTTAAAACATGTCTACCCTAACTAGAGACGTATTAATTAGAACTATTGTTGCCAACGAAATGAAAGAGCATGATGGTTCTAATTATACTCAACAATTAAAAAATACGTATCATAAATGGGAACATCAATCAAGTGATGCTCTCTGTCAAAAATTTAATCAAATAGAAAAATCAAATGTCACTGTTGACATACTAAAACCATAAATACAAGAGCCATGCTTTCTTTCGATGCCAGAAGAAGTCAAAAAAGATGAACCTAAGAAAAAAGGTATTCTAGGAAAACTAAAGGAGGCGGCAGACGATAAAGAAGAACAAATTGCTATTCTTTCTACATTTGTTAGATTAGGTATACTTGTCTGGAGTGGAGGAATACTTACGTTGGCTTACATTAAATTGCCACCTGCTCTTGGTATTCCCGAACAAAAATTAGATCCTACTTTTATTGCCAGTGTTTTTACTGGGGTTTTAGCTACCTTTGGTGTGCAAGCAGCAAAGAAAGCAGGAGAAGGTGGTCGACCTAATGGTGGAGGTATCACAAAAGAACAGATGGAAAGATTGATTGAAAAGGCAGCACAAACTGCACCGGCACAAACTATTCGTATTGAACAAGCACCTGTACAAATAACACAGGGACCTCCAAAGTCTGATGAATCTTATAAGATGTAATTATGGATAATCAAAAGTCACCATTTAAGTGGGTAGTTCTAACAGTGGGAACATTGTTTGGAATTGCTCATATTGGTGTCTTGGGACATTTAATAAACAAAAATAATTTGCCGATAATCAATCTTCCTGTTGGAGATTATACTTCATATACAGTGGAGGCAGGGGAGAAAGGATATAGGATTGATTACTCATCAAATGATCCTAAAGTTATGGGTGTTCGAAAAAGAGTTGATAAGACTAATGGATTCTTTGGTATTGGTGGGAAATCAAATGTGGAATATGATGAAGAGTATACTATGGATGGTGCCCGCCATATGGGTGGAGGTGCTGAGGGAAAGTTGACTGCGAAAAAGATAGAGTGTATAAAGGCGGAAGGTGGTGGAGAATCGACAGGAAGGATAGTAGGTGCTAGTCTTGGTGCTGCTGCCGCACCATGGTTTACTAGTATCCCATATGTCGGATGGGTTGCCGCCGGATGGATAGCAATGTTTGGACAGGATAAGGGTGCAGAGATCGGTGGAGAACTTGCAACAACAATGATGGAGGGATGCAATGAAATTTGAATTAGATATGGAAGATTATACAATAATTCTAAATTCACTTCACTACTATAAAAAAGTGGAGAAAAGGGGTAACTTTAAGCAATACAATGAAGAACGTGTAAATAAGTTAAGAGATAAAATGGCATATCAATTAGTTCCTAGTCCTGATAGTAAAAGATGAATTTATTGTTACGTCCACTTGATAATCCGGCTGATCCTGTATGGTCAGTAATTATCTTAGTAATTATTGCTGTTGGGTTGGCACTAGGTTATGTTATATACATACTAAGAGAATCGTTTGAGGAATTAGCAGATGGCAGGACTGACACCACCGAGCAGGAAGAGCTGCTACAACTTCCGAGTGACGGAGATCAATCGTGTCCTTGATGGCGATACTATTGATGTCACCATTGATCTTGGGTTTGATCTATACAAGAAAGAAAGAGTTAGAGTTGCAGGAGTTGATACACCAGAGAAAAGGACGAAAAACTTAGAGGAGAAGGCACTTGGAATCGACGCAACCAACTGGCTCAAAGAGAAATTGGAAAGTACTATTGCTGGTGACGATGAGTTGTCTGTTAGGACTGAACTTGTTGGTGGCGTCGGCAAATATGGCCGTCTTCTTGGTTGGTTATACATTGGGGACGAGTCAGTGTCCCTTAACGAGCAAATGATTGCCGAAGGATATGCTCATGCGTATGATGGAGGCACTAAAGATATGAATCTCGAAGCACTGAAAGAGATTCGTAGAGCACACGGAACTCTTATAGAGTAATGTGAAGTTTTATGTATGCGTGGGGGTATGGTGGTATAAATAATAGTAGTTATATTTGCTGCTATGAAGCATATCCACCATATTATTCCTAAACATATGGGAGGAACTGACGACCCTTCCAATCTTATAGAGTTGTCTGTTGAGGAACACGCAGCAGCACATTGGAAACTTTATGAAGAGCACGGAAATGAATATGATAGGATTGCCTATGAAGCTCTTTCTGGGATATTAAAGAAGGAAGAGGTAATATCACAAGTATTAAGTGAAAGTGGCAAGAGAGGTGGTGCTACTAAAGGTAGAGTTCCTTGGAATAAAGGTAAAAAGGGATTACAGAAAAATCCTGCTCTCGCAGAAAGGAATAAAAATAAAGTATGGACTGATGAAGAAATAGAAAAAGCAAAATCGGGTGGAAGAAAAAATAAAGGCAGAAAGAGACCTGATCTTGCGGAAAGAAATAAGAAACGCAAAGGTCTAAATATTCCAAGAGATGAAAATGGTAGGTTTGTATGATTGATGGTGGTACTAAACAAAAAGATTTTGAAGAACTTCGTGAGATTCGTAGAGCACATGGAACTTTAGTAGAATGATGAGTGGTTTATTTGTATTTGGATTTATTACTTTATTAACTTATACACTACATATTACATGGCCTATAAAAAAAGGTAAAAATTAAAATGCAAAAATTAATTAACGGAATCGCATTACTCTCAGGAATAGTATCACTTTCTATTGTTGGTGCCGGAGCATACCTTTATGTTAATAAGGATGCAATGATTGAGCAGGTAAAGGAACAAGCAACAGAACAAATTACTAAAGCAATTACGGAAGCACTTCCTGGTATGATTAATTCTGCATTACCAGAAATGCCTAGTATGACTGGTAATGTTCTTCCGGAATCTACACAATCAGTTCCTTCGATGACTGGAGGGGCACTGCCTTTCTGAAAACTTTATGAGAATTGTTAAATATATAATAGTAAATGTGAATTCTTATGTCTGTTTCTAATGCAAAGAGAAGAAGGTCTAATGTAAAGAAAAAGACAGATAACGAAAATAGATTTTTTCTTTATGTAATTTTTTATCATCTGTTTACCGGTATTGCTGGAATTTTTAAGAATGATTAATGGAGAATATTCCTAATATTGAAATACGACCAATATCCATAAGTCCGATTAGATCTTTGGATATCCCTAAGTATGTAATTGCACCATCACAATCGATACCAACTGCTGCTCCTGTAACGGTTAATCTTGGTTTTCCTATTGTTAATCTTCCTGGATGTGTGGAATCCAATAAGGAGAATAATCCAAAGAACACTGCTCTACTTCAAGATGATCCAAATGGAACACTGACATTTTGTGATGCTTCATTACCATCTTATAATCCTATAGATTTTAATGCTGAGGATTATCTTCAACGATCAAAAGCACCTGTCCCTCCTTATAAACCTCCGGAGACAGATTTTAAATCGCCCCAAATTAAACCACCTACTATACCTAAAACTGAAATACCTATAACTAAAACTGAAGAAAAGGAAGTTATTATACAAGAAGAAAATATTAGTATTATAGATTACCTACCATCAACGGATGCAATTATATCAACTACTGTTATTGCTGCTGCTGCGGGAACCGGCGCATTAGTTGCAAGACCATTAGCAAATCTCCTGTTAAAAATTATTAGACCAGTTATGAAGAAAGTAATTAAAAAAGTTTCTACTAAATTTGGTAAGGAAGAAATTTTATTGAGTGTTGAAGAACGTAGAGAAATTCAAAGAGAAAAAACTGAAGCAGTAAGAGCAATTAGAAAATTAAGGGGACGTTGATATAACACCACCAAGGTCTTCTGCTTTCTTCGATACTGGTGTTGTAATAGAATGTCTATGTTGTGGAATTACTCCACCTGGATTAGTGACTATAATATCTGCACATACTGAATAATATGGAGACTTGGGGTGAAAATAAATTCCCTGTTTTTTAAGTTCTCCGCAATTCTTAAGTCGGGCAATCTCAAAGTCTAATCTTTTATTTGCAATCAATTGTTGTTGCAATTCTATTTGAGTTGCTGCTGCTTGTTTACATTGTTCTTGTAATTTAGTATCTAATGGTTTGGACCAAGTAGCAGAAAATCCAAGACTCAAACTATAATTATCTTTTTGACCTGTTCTTATTGGAACTCGATACAATATATCTCCTGGATTATCTAAAGATCCATCTTCATCAAGGTCTCTTAAATCATATACTGGATCATTATAAAAATCTTCAAAGGGTTTCTGTGCCGATACGGCACCTGTTACATAGGGTGTAAAGTTGAGAGTGGGACCTTGACATTGTATACCTCCACCGTAGGTGTTCGTAATATAAGGTCCCTGAAGGACTTGTATAGCCTGGTTTGTAACGGAACCTGAAGAGTTAGCAACAGGAGCAGCAGTAGCAGAGACACCACCAACAGTTTCAGCATAAGAAGGAGAAGCAAATAATAATGTAATTACTGTGAGAAGATACTTGTAGTTGTTGTAACGCTGTCTAATTCCGTTGTTCTTTGTATAATTGTTTGGTTTGAAATTCCAGGACCTTGATAAGTTTCTGTAAACTGAAATGCCTGTCCTGGTTTTGTTACTCTCCAGTTGGGTTTGTTGTTCAGATTTAGATTTGTCCATGATGAAGTCACCCCATCGATATTATTTGATGTAGAATTAGTTCCTGGTGTTATACTGGAACCATCCATTTGGACATTGGTTCCAGTTACACTATATTGATATCCTGTATTATAATTTATAGAGTTTATAGTTTCACTTACTTTAGTTTTTGTTTCTGTTGTGGATGTTTGAGAACCTTGTGTAAAATTGGGGACGACCGGAACTGCCCCTGCAGATTGAAGCAGTCCATGTAGAATACCTAAAACTAAACTCAATCCAATTGATTCTTTCATTATCTCACTGTAATTTCGGATACGAATTGTCCTGTTGCACTTGTACCAGCACCACCAGCAGTTAGTGATCCAATAGCACCTGCAGAATCAACAGAACCTGCAAGAGTTCCTGCAACACCACCAGCAGTTGTAGTAACTTGTCCATAAGCAGGCAGAGAACTTACAACACCTGAAGAAACCGTTGAACCGGAGTTAATCACGTTAACGGCATCACCTTGTGTAAATGCCTCTGTGAAGGTAATTGCTGAACCATCAGTTGTCTGTGTATATGTACCGGCATTCATTGTTGCTGCAGCAGTTGCACTTACTGGTGCTGTAAGACCACCAAGAGTTGCTGAAACATTACTACCACTTACGGAGTATGAACTACCAATTCTTGTTGCTTGTGATGCAGAAGCATCAACAGTTAATTGAACACTTGAAGATAATCTACTTGTAATATCGGCATGTGCTGAAGGTGCCATCAAAAACAATATACCAAAAAACAGCAGTGATTTTTTCATTTTTCGATGCAATTTGCTTGTAATTATTTAGTTATAAATAATGTGAAATAAACTTGATTTGAAATGAACGAACAACAAAATCACCTTTCGCAATTAATCGAACAAAGAGTAGCACTGTCGCAAAAGTTGGAAGGAATCCAAACACAATCTACAAGAACCAGAGATTTAATGTTAAAGACTCAAGGTGCTATTGAATATTTGGAAGCAACCGGAGTCAAATTGCCGGAACCAGAGATCACCGAAGAAGCAGAAGCAGAAGTGTCTGAGACGGAAGTCGTAGAAGAGGGTTGACGCACAGACCAGAAGGTATTATAATAAACATGTTGAGATTGCTCATAAAAAAGCAGTATCAACCTTTGAGGGAGACACTTTAATAAGTGTTATAAACTCAAAAGAAAACTTAATGGCATTATGTCCTAATTGCCATTGGGAGTATGATCACAATCTGTGATTACTTTGCCCCGTTAGCTCAGGAGACAGAGCACGAACCTTCTAAGTTTGCGGCCGGGGGTGCGAATCCTCCACGGGGCGTTGGTCCTTATGGACCTTTTAATCCCCAATAGCTCAGTTGGAAGAGCGCAAAACTGTTAATTTTGATGTCCTTGGTTCAAGCCCAAGTTGGGGAGCTTCTCTTATAA